ATCTGTATTCGTAGAGGTTTCTTGTACATAGCAAATGTTGTTTTTAAAGCTCCTGGACATATTACCCAATGTCCCACTGGTGTCGGCCAGTCGGTTATTGAGAATGATCCATCAAGCGAAAACGGAACCTTTTGGCCTTCGTATTTGTATTGTGATTCTTCATTCATATTAATTCCCCAGTAATGTACGGTCTTGGACTTCCCAGTAGTATTCTACGGCCTTACGAGCATAATCTGAGTCCACGTATTGTCCTAGAATACCTTCAATGTCTACGTATACCTTGGCACCCCATATGGTGTTTTGGTTACCAATCTTGTATACTGCACCTACGATTTTACCATCAATGTCATCATAGTATACCACTTGGCCAAATTCTTTCTCCATCCATTTTTTCATTTTGTCATCCTGTCACAATAAGCATATACATTAATACGTTCAACACGCTTGATGGCCTTTACACATTCTTTTTGGGTTTCGTAGGTACGAGTTTCAAACTTGGTGGGTTTTTCACCACCATTGACAATTATAACAATCGTAAGTAACCACATAGGTGTATTATACAACACCTACACGTATATGTCAACTTTTCTTTTTGGGTCCGGTTTTTTGGGCGGCTTTGAGGCTTTTTTCGGTAGAGGGACTACTTCTGTGTGGTGGTACCGGCGTGTGGTCTTTGGGTGGGTATTTCGGGGGATTATGTTTGAACCAAGACATTTTATTTTTTCCATAGTTGGTCAGTAAACTCTAGTAATAATTTATGATGGTCACCATTATGATAGTGAGGCTTCATCCATGAGTATGTATTGTACCAGTGTGGTGTACTTTCTAGATGACAGGCGATAACTCCTATGTTGTCCTGTATAAGAGCCATAGCATCGCCATTGGGATATAGGGAAACTATCTCTGACGATGCAAGACCAGGACCAGTAAATGCAGGTCCGTCATAGAAGAACATTCTCTGTTCTTCGCCGTTCCACAGGACCTGTTGGTTCTTTGCATGAGGTCGCCTGGTGTCTGTATGAGGACGCTTGATGTATTGGTGTGCTTCAATACCGTCAAGTAAATCAAAATAGTGGTTGGCAGCCCAATAGCCGCCCATGCAGATGCCGAGATACTTACCACCTCGGCGCACAAATTGTTTTATGGTGTTTCCGTTTTCTCGGAAGAGGTGTTCGTAGGAATCGGAATCGCCAATGCCTCCGGGGAACGCAGTGATTTGAATATCGTCAAAGAAGTCATCTTCCACTCTATGCTTAGTAAATATCTTAAAGTCATAGTATTTGGAAAGAGATTGCATGATACCATTACCAGATTGTATAGAACACTTTGGCTGGTGTAAAAATAATGCTATCTTCGGCTTCATACTGGTACTAAGTTATCCTTAAATATCTTCCAACAATGTTCCCAACTCCATTCCATACTATACTCTAGTACCTTGTCCCTGTCAAGTCCTAAGCAGCGGTATACGTTTGATTTTCCAAGCATCAATAATATCTCCAACAAGATACAGTGTTTCACACGTATTATGTTTTAGGAAATTATTGAGTTTGTCAGCTTGACTATCTTTAGTGCCAAGGTGTACATCACTAACGAATATAGTTCTGTATGTTTTTTGCATTTTGGAATATTAATTGTGGTGTCTCCATTATCTATAATAATGAACACTTCGTAATATTCCTGTCACAATTACACAGGCGTACCTTGTGAACCTGAGCTTAGTACGCAAGCTATTTTTGCACCATATTGAATCAAAGTCCAGGTGCCTGTGTCCTTGTTCTTGTATAATGCCACATATGAAGAATTGTTCTCATCTTTACCAGACCAAACCATTTTCTCACCATATTTTTCGGCCAAATCGTTTGTTAATACTTCAGCATCACCACATTTCATTGTTCTGTTCAGGTCAAAGCTTTTTTGTTCTTGTGCAAAGACTGGTGTGGCAAACATTAAAAGTAATAGTAGTTTTTTCATTTATATTCACTCACTCCAAAATAGTCCAAATAGAAGTCTAATCGCTTTGTATATTCTTTAGATTTACCATGGTACAATAATTCATGTACGTAATGGCGATGACTAAGTTCCTCATGAACTTCTTTGTATAAACCATAGGCGGTTATTGCAATACAAGATACTGAAGATATAATAAAAGTGAAAAGGTAGAGAAAATCCCGAAAGAATACAATAAACCATATTGTGAATGGAATAGATAGCAAGGTACCCATAACAAACAAAATAGTTTTTTGTTTTTCGTTCATTTATCCTTATATAGTGTCCTCAGGATTCTTACTTGGTTATCTGGAACTAGGTAACACCGAGCCTTAATTGTCTTATGTACCCAAACAGAGTCTTGCATTTGTGTAAATTCAATTACACCTTCTTCCAACATTTTCTCTGCTAAATCCATAGCCAATCGTTTTTTAACTTCTTGTTTCCATACATCTTCAGGTGTATCAAACATAAGTTTATCAGATGCAGTAAAACTTACCATAAACATCTGACCTTGTATGGGATGTTCATAACGCATTGGTGGTTGTGTTGAAGAATCTTGCCACATCCAAGATGCACCAGTTCCTCCATTGGTACCAATAGTTCCATTGGTACCAATAGTACCAATTATTCCAGTGGTTCCAGTGGCACCAAAAGTTCCTGGATTACCAGCACCACCAGCACCAGAAACATGAACATTCATTCTACTACCAATTGTATCATAATCATTAATAATTGCCATCACTTCACTCCATGGTATTGTTTGTATAACATATAATAATATTTGAATCGTATGGGTTCGTGGTCAGGATCCGGTAAGTCTCGGTAAATCCGTTTCATGTTCTCATAGATTGCTAATGCTTCACTGTCACTCATAGATACTAGACCAAATTTTCAATTTTTCTTTCTTTGCAATTCTGGCTGCATTCACATTAGAATCAGAGATTATACACTTCTCCACTAAAATGTCAATCATTGCTAAGAGGTCACCGACTTCTTCTTCTAAACTTTCCATATTACTTTTATTGGTAACAGGATGTACCGACTCAAATCCAAACCTAAACACTTTAGAAATGGCTTGTGTAACCTCAGCACATTCTTCCTGTGTAATACAAAAAATCTCTTTAGTCTTTTTATCCATATCAATCATCATTATCAACAAACATAATAACAGGTAATTCGTTGGCAATCATTAAGGCTGCCTCTAATTTACTTTCCGCCAAAACCCTACAAGTCACAAGACCATTTCTGATAAGAATATCAAAAGGCATTGGACCTGCGGGAACCCAAGCTTCGTCTAAGTAGCAAGAGACTTTATATTCTCTTACATTTTTACACCTTTCCAAAAGGTCATCAAGTACATCTCTTGCGGCTTGATAATCTTTGTCCTTCTTAGACATACTCACTCAATAGTGATGAAGCACCACCATTCTCATTTTGTACAAAATCTTCAGCAATGTTTTCGGCTCTTTCTTCATTGTGTGTGGTGATTTTTTGAATCATCCGACCTTCAATGTATAAAGTAACTTCCCATTTCTGAAACATCTGGTCTAAACCAGAATTTTGCATCTTAGTTACTGTGGCTTTTTTGTTTGAATTGACATACTCTGAATATATGTTGCTCATTTGTTCTCCTATGTAATCAAATTGATAAAACGGTTCAGTATAACACGATTGTTAATTCGGTTACCTGCATACTTAGTAAATGCGGAAACGATACCACGTTTAGTGGCATTATCTTTAACCTCAAAGGTTGCATCATCTTCGGTATCTAGGCCGTTTGACCGGAGCAAATAGTACTCATCAAATCCAGTGTTTTGAACCACAAAGAATTTATCTTTTCGGAATTGTTCTTTGACTTTATATCTTTCAGCAGGATCTGGAAAGAATAGATTGCCAGCTGAACTATTCAGTTCTCTGACATTCAGCACATAGAATCCAACGATGTTTGAATTTGTGCGTTTCTTCAACAAACGAATCAAAGCACTTGTTTGATTAAATGAAACTGCATTTGGTTTCAATATCTCTTGTTCTCTGGTAACTGGGTCACGAAGCACAAGAGTTTTTTTGTTGTATCTTCCTGTAAACTCAGTATCACCAGAATCATTTGCATACACTTCATAGATTGGAGTACCTTCACCGTCTGTCAGAAATACAGTATTAACAATTTGTAATTTGTATTTCTTTTGGAAGTAAGGAACAATTTCCATAGCAGCAATAACTGCTTCATTCAATGGAGTACCAGACATAGACATCCAGTATGGCGTTCTGGTTTTTCTACCAGTCGCACCACAACCACACATAGCAACAAGAGCAGAACCAGCATAAGTGAATTCTGCAGCCGACATTCTACTTGAAAGAATATTACATAGACCAAATTTCTTGGCAACCAAATCACCTTTTTTAGGTTTGGTGTAATAATTCAATTCCGAATCAATGTCCTCAACAAAGGTATAAACCTCAAAAGGAATATTTACTTTCTTACAAAAGAATGTAAGGTTAAGCAATTGCTTCATAGTATTGCCAATGTGTTCGGCCATTGAGCCAGACCAATCTAAGAACAAAACAAGTCCGTGGGATTTACCACCAGGAACAACTGTAACTTTCTTAAAGATATCTTCACTAAAACCATATGAGAAAAGTTTCTTCATATCCAAGTCACCAGTTTTTGCGGTGCTGGCTCGTTTCAGTTGGTCGGCATTCTTACGCATTTCAAATTCTTTGACAAGGTAAGAAACCACTTTATTTGATTCACGGCGAATCTGTAAATATACTTCCGTATGTACAGAACAATATTCTTCATCATATTTGTACCGCTTCCACAGAGCCTTGTAGTCATAGATTGCTTTTTCAATATCCATCTTTGGAATATTGGCATACATATAATCTTCACCAAATTCAAACAGCTTACTTTCATTCTCACGGAATGCTTCATCGGTAAATGAACGAATTTGTGAATCGCTTTGTGAATCTTCCAGATTTTCATCATCAATATCCGAATCACCTGAACCAGTATCTTCTTCACTATCAGAATCTTCACCATCACCACTTTCAATGGAAGAATTAGGTTTTGATTCTGAATCATCATCAACGTCCATTTCTACTAATTCATCTTGATAGTCAAAATCATCGCCATCATCTTCATTTTCTTCAAGTGACTTTTCTTTGTCTTTGGCTTTTTGTTTTTCCAACTGTTCTTGCATATATTTTGCAATACGTTTAGAAACTTCAATAACGTCATCATAGGTTTCTGTTGCTTCAACATCATTCACCAGACTACGTTCAACATCATCAAATTTAATACCCAAGGATACGCCACCTTTTGTATAAAGGTTAAGACGGTCCAAGAAATTCATAAGGTTTAGGTTTTTGCCTTTAGTAGCAAAGAAATTCTTTTCAACCAGTTCTTGGTACGCTTTGAGGAAAGGTAATCTCAAACCAGGATATTTGTTTTTGATTTTACGTTCAATACGGCAATCTTCAACTACGTTGGCAATATCTTTATTAACTTTTTGTCTTTTTGCCTCAAGCATTCCTTCCATTGGAGTGTAGAGAGCATGGCCAACTTCATGACCTGTAAAAAGATCATACAATGAGGCTGATAATTTTTTATCTAGTGTGGGGATAACCAAAATACGATTCTTAACATCAAAGGATGCTGTACGAACATTACGATGTTCAATGGTCAGATTTTCTGTGGCCATCAGCTTGGCCAAAAGTGATTTTGAGTCAATTAATTCCATGTTACTTCCTTAACAATATAATGTATTGTAACATAGCAATGTTAGATTGTCAAATTTATGTTACGGTTGTGTCTTTTTTTGACAACACTATTGCTCCGTTCTCCGTGGAGATATTTAAGGTATCACCGGTTTTCCATCCGGTTTCTTCCAACATCTCCGGAGGAATAGTGAAAAGAAAATTATCAGGGTCTCCAGGAATATCCTGAAACAATTCTTCGTAATTGTATACTTTATTCATAGTATTCCTTCATTCTTTTATACCAATCTTGGTCATTATCATGTCCGGTTTGTGCAGCCCAGATTTTCATAACATTTTCCAGACGCTGCCAAGGCTCAAGACTATCACACACTAAATCTGCCGGTACTATTTGTTCATCAATTTGTGTCATTTGTAATTCTCCAGTGATTTTTTCAGTGGATGTTTACTTTTCCGGCTGAATTTTGTGTCAATTTTGTGTTTTTGCACAGGTTTAATGGGTGTCCGGCAAACCGGACGCTTTAGTTCAATAACAAATTTTAATTCCTTGCTCATTTTATCGCCTCATACTTGAAATTTCTACAGCTTGCTCGCTGTTAAACACGGGTACAGCGTTTGATTTGTGCATTGTTGCAATTCCTATAACTTTTGTACCTGTATAAATCTTAGGTTCCGCTTTACTAGCGTTAGCTAAGCCCGTGTCCAATGACGGATAGTGCTTTGTCTCACGACCCGGAGGCGCAGACAAAGAATATACTGATAATTTGGTGCTTGGAGTATGTAGTTTTTTGATTATGTGTTTTTGGTGCGAAGCCAACCACTGCTCATATTGCTCACGAGCGGCTTTTGTCACATTTTTTTGCTTTGACTTGCGTAGATTCACATGAAACATCATAATATTACTCCAAACGAATGATAAGTATACTCTTTTTTCGTTCAAATGTCAAGCGGTGTTGCAGGATTACAACATTAGTAACTTTTTCTTACTTTATTGCTTCTTTTTGAAGATTCATAACCATTACCATAATCATAATCTTCATAATTATGCTTTATTTTTCTTTTTTCTGCTTTTTCATCTCTACGGCGATTGCGTTTTGGTGAAAAATCATCATCGTAATCATTTTTACGAAACTTAGCAACAAACTTTGACACTTACTACTCCTATGGTTTTACGGTAACATATTGGGAAAGGCTTCTTTGATAAATTTATAATCAAGACCTTTAACACCTAAATCTTTTTGGAAAATACCAACAATAACTTCTACTTCACGGGGTTCAATAGAATCTAAAATTTGTGCCAACAATTCTTCTCGTCTTTTCACAGTTATTTTTTCAGCAGTTATATTACCTTCACTAAAGACATATAAACGCCGTAGAATTGCATCTAAACTATCATAAGTGATTCCTGGCAATGTATCAGTAGGTAATCTATAGTTGTGTGGAAGTTCTTTTACTTTCCATTGTATGTGTGGATGATAAGCCATCTCCAATACTTTAATAAGAGTAGGTGATAAATTTCTTTCAATCACATTCATTCTCTCTTGTTTGCTTGATGCTTCTTCAAACTCATCAAATACTTCAAATATTCTTTTCATTAGAATTCCTCAATTACTTCCATTAGGTTGAATAATTTATTTGCAATAAAATAATCCAGTAATTTTCCTTTAACTGGGACAGTTTCTTCATAGTTATTTATAATTTCACTTTGTATTTCACCTGGTATATTACGCAGGTCAATCAATGTTTGGTTCCTTGTAAAACCAATCTTAGAATTTTCATCATATTCGGTATAGTGTTCCGACATGAATTTGGTAAGTTTAGCCTCCGTCATCACCTTTTGGCGAATTTCACGGACAAAGGTATCACTTGGAGAAAGAATGTTTGGAATACCATCACCTTTATCACCGGTGATAATCTTTTGCTTCAATTCATCCAATGGATTTTCCGAAATGAGGAATTTCTTTTGTGTAGGGTTATATTGTTTAACGGAGTATTTACTACGACCATTATACATTTGCAACTGTAAGAAATCACCATCACTTGAAATAATCAGGATGTTTTCATTCATGATGTGGCGAGGTACAAGAGTGCCAATAATATCATCAGCTTCTGCACCTTCAACATCAATTACTTTGTATGGGAAATTTTCTTTGAGTTCAACCTTAAACTTGGCCAACATATCAAAGATAAGATGCCAATCCAAGTCTGAATTTTTGCGTGATTTTTTACGACCGGCTTTGTAGAAAGGAAAGAACTCCTTGCGCCAGTACTTACGGTTGTCAGAACACAACACAACTTCGCCATATTCTTTGCGGAAGTTCTTTAGGTGACTCCTGATGATATTCAGGATCATATGTCTGATAAGACTTTCTTCCAACTTCACATTTTTTGCATTGGCGATTTGTGCCATGAGGCCAGCCAACAAAACCTGATTAAGGTCAACGAGAATCATAATAAACTTTCAATAGTTTCAATAAAGTGACATTGTATCAGATATTTTTAATCTTGTCAAGTATGTCATCAACAAATTCTTGGGATTCTGTGGTTTTTCTGGCCACAAACCCATACCATGATTGTGGAATTAATCCAGAAACATAAACTCTAGGATCCGACAGTATGGCATCCCAACTATCATGTTCATAAGTTCCAGTCTTATTATCAAACTTAAATACTACAATGTGATATTCTGGACCTAATTTGCTACCACCAATTTGTTCACCTGGTATTTTATACCTACAACTCTCAACTTTCATCACATCTTCTTTGTCTGTTGGTAACCAAAACAAAACATCAAAGTCTGTCATGTCTTTAAAATACGCTAACATTGTAATCCTTTAATATGTGACTTTCTCACTCTAACCATAATCCAGCTATTGTAATACTTGTCACTTTCTAACACACCATTCACAAACTGTTCCTTTGCTTCAAGATAACCACATTCCCCTTTACTTTTACATAAGTGGATGATTTCTCTTTTAAAGTTATCTTGGCCATGTAGTATAACATCTTTTTGTAAAATGTCACTAGAACCGTGGTAAGTTTGCCAGTCCGAGGAAACTTTGAATCGTTTCTTCTTACCTTTGACTTGTTTTGTTTTGGATGTGTAAAAGAATTTCTTACCAATGTATTGTCTACCATCTACCATGTTGGTAATCCGGTAAACAAATCCATAATTATCACCAATTAAATCTTCTGTAAAATCTGTATCATTGTATAACCAATTTAGTTGTCCCATTTTTCATCATCATTGAGTTCATCGTCCTCTATATATTCTTCTTCGGTCAATTCTTCAATGTGTTCACCACAAAATGGGCAAATCTCTGGATAATTTTCAGATACTAATTCTTCCATATAAACTATGTCGTAACTAGATTCACAACTATGACATTCTGCTGTTATTGTTTTTGTTGTCATTTGATTTCCTTTTAGTTAGCCCAAACATCACCCCAATCTCCTGATAATGCGCCTTTAGCATAATCAGTTGCTCTGTTTTCAAAGAAGTTAGTGTGTGTTGGTGCGTTAATCATTTCCTCAACCCATGGTAGTGGGTTACGTTTTACTTTAAAAATACCTTTAAGACCAAGAGATATAAGACGCCGGTCAGCAATATAACGGATATACTTCTTGACATCTTCACTAGATAGACCGTCCATAGCGCCCATAGAAAAGGCGAGGTCAATAAACTTATCTTCCAGTTCGACCATCTTTTCTGCAATGCTGTAAATACGGCCTTTAAGTTCATCGTTCCATATCTCTTTGTTTTCTTCTATGTAGGTACGAAACAATTTAATCATTGATTCGGCGTGCATAGTTTCATCAACGATAGACCAAGTAACAATCTGTCCCATACCCTTCATCTTGCCTGTACGTGGAAAATTAAGCAACATAATGAAAGAGGAGAACAACTGCATCCCTTCAGTAAAAGCACTGAACACGGCGATATGGGTTGCAGTTGAGGCGGCATCACCATTCTTAGAAGAAATGTCTAACACATAATCGTGTTTGTCTTTCATTTCTTGATAATCTAAGAATTGGTTATAAGTTGTTTCAGGTAGACCAAGTGTTTCAATCAAATGTGAATAAGCAGCAACGTGTAATGCTTCACGAGCAGCAAAACCCATTAACATCATACGAACTTCTGGTTGTGGAAAATATGGAAGATAATTCTTTACATAACCACCAGCAACGTCAATGTCACCTTGTGTGAAGAAACGGAAGATGTGTGTCAGAAATTGTTTTTCACTTGCCGTTAGATTTTTCTTCCAGTCTTTAACATCTTCCATCATTGGAACTTCTGTATGAAGCCAATGTGATTGTTCATGTTTTAACCAAGCATCATATGCCCAAGGATAGTTAAACGGTTTGAAATAGTTTCTTTCTTCTGTCAATTTTTGTAGTACTTCTCTTTTAACCATTTATCCACTCTCTCATAAGATTCTCGGCTCTTACACCTGTCATTCGTTTCATTTCAATATCACCATCCAACATTACTAAAGTTGGTACGGAACGAATTCCATACTCTGTTGCAATTTCTGTATGTACGTCAATATCAACAACTTCAATAGGAATATTTGTTTCAATGTTCGCTAGTGTCATTGCTAGACCTTTACATGGACCGCACCATGATGCTGTAAATCTTAATATCTTTTTCATTTATTTTCTTTCTTTTCTACTTGTTCGTACATTACTGTGTTTGTATCACCTAATGCCCATTTTGAATCTGTTTCAACTGACCATCGTTTGGTTGCTACTTTAAAGTCTGGGTGTTTTAGTTCTTTTGGATTGCTACTTGGTTCAAATACGATTAAACGATTATTTGGCTGAGCAGCAAACTGCCCATTATCACACATGATGAAATTATAAGACTTGTGGTCCTCGATATCTTCAGAAAACCCTGTATCAAGTACGTTAAAATCAGGATGAGCAGAATCAACTGTAAACATATAAACACCATATTGCCAATCTCCATTTTTCAACTTAAACTTACACTTCATTGATTGTAATTGTGCTTTTTTAATAACTGTTATGTCATAAGATAAACTGTCCCATAGTTGTAAGTAATCTAATGTTAATGGTTCACCTTCAATTGGTTTCCAACAATATGCATGTAATGGTAGTTTGTCGTACAATGCACCATAGTTGTTTAGATAAGACTCAATACGAAAAGCTTGTCCTCGTAATGATTTGATACTTATCCACCAACAAGGTTCAAGTTCTCCATGGCCTTTCTCAAAGTCATAGAGAAACTCTTTACGAACAAAACATTTTATTGGTGGAAGATTAGCGACAATATGTGACATTTTTATCCCTCACAGGCAATACAATCGTTCCCTTGTGCTACTTGAACCATATCAAGTTCTTTAATCACTTGTCGTTCAATTTTCTTAGATACTTTATCTGCCTTACCAATCTTTTCCGAACGGCAGTAGTAAAGTGTTTTAAGTCCTTTTTTCCATGCCATAAAATGAATGGCGTGAATATATTTAATGTGTGCATCTGGTCTAAAGAACAAATTCAATGACTGTGCTTGGTCTATGTATTGTTGGCGGTCAGCAGCCAATTCAATTACCCATCGTTGGTCAATTTCCATAGATGTTTTGAATACTGCTTTTGTGTTTTCGTCCATCCAATTTAGGTGTTGCACAGAACCATCATTAGCAATAATAGATGACCAAATGTCATTGTATTCACCTTCTTCAAGAGTTTGCTCAGATGAATCACCACCTGTTAGGTAATCTCTGATTACTTTATCCAACCAACGATTCTTGTTTAGAAAAGATCCCGAGAGAGTGTCTTGGCGGTAAGCATTAGCACGATAAGGCTCAACAGAAGGGCTAGTGTTTCCCATAATGATAGACGAAGAAGCATTTGGAGCAATAGCCATAAGGTGGCTAAACCGCTGACCAGAGCTGATAGCATCAGGAGCGGGACCTCGTATTTGACCAAGAATTTGGTTAGCATCATCTAATCCTTTTCTAATATGTTTGAAAATTTGATTGTTTAGAACTTTACCCATCACTCCTTCAAAAGCCACACCTTTTCGTTGTAGATAAGCGTGAAAGCCCAAAGCACCGACACCAATGCTGCGCTCACGACTGGCAGAATACCTTGCACGTTCAATGGTGGAAGGAGCATTATCAATAAAATACTGAAGAACATTGTCAAGCATTTCAGCGGTATCACAAAGAAAATGAGGATGGTTTTTCCATTCATCATAGTACTCCAAGTTTAGGGATGACAAACAACATACAGCAGTTCTTTCTTCATTTGTTGGTAAGATAATTTCTGAACATAAATTGGATTGATGAATCTTCAATCCTAAGTCTTTTAGAAACTGAGGCATCATTCTGTTACTAGTATCAATATAGTGAATGTAAGGTTCACCTGTATGCATACGTAATTCTAAAATTTGTTGCCATAGATTTTTGGCTGATACTGTTTCACGTACAATACCTGAATGTGGGTCTGTTAAATTCCAATCGTCATTTGCATTCGGATCTAACATACACTTTTCAATGATATTCATAAAGTCATCGGTGATGTTAACACCATGATGTAGATTCAGGCAACGAACATTGGGGTCACCTGTTGGTTTACGCATCTCTAAGAAACCAATAATATCAGGATGAGAAATATCAAGATAAGCG